GCCAGCATTCATGGAAATCATGATGACTGAATTGCGCAAGGCATACGAGAAGGCTACAGATGCAGCACTTCTAGCAGCATTCATTGCAGATGGAACAACAGCAGCAACAACAGCAGCAACAGCAGCTGGATTGCAGTCATTCATCTCAGTAGAAGGCGCAGCAGCTTACAAGGGTACAGGCGGAGACTTTGCTAACAAGCTAGTCGCATCGACTGACCAATGGGCTGCAATCACCGGATACGCGGATACCACAGGGCGCGCTCTGTACTCAGCACAAGGCGCAACATACAACGCAGCAGGTAACGCAGTAGCTACATCTGTCCGCGGTAATGTTCTAGGTACTGACTTGATCGTGGATCACAACATCTCAGCATCAGGCGTAGTTGATAACTCAGCATTCCTAGTTGCACCATCTTCAGTCTATGTCTGGGAGTCACCACAGACACAGCTTCGTGTCAATGTATTGACAACAGGCGAAATCGAAATCAACCTTTACGGATACCTAGCAATTTACCTTGCTAAGTCAGGTAAGGGCGTTCGCAAGTTCAACCTAACTTAATAGGTTACTAAGTCGCTCTGAGGGAGTAGTAGCCCTCTACTCCCTCAGAGTCTTTAGAAAGGAAATCATGGCACTCACAACAGTCGCAGAACTCCGATCAACACTCGGAGTCGGTACGCTGTACCCAGATGCCACCTTACAAGAAGTCTGTGATGCTACCGATGCAGTTCTACTGCCTATGCTCTGGACTAACACAACCTATAACATTGCACACAGCAACACAGCCACTACTGGCACTCTTTACTTTCAGGACAAAGTAGAAAAAGTCTTTTATGTAGGTCAGACTGTGAACATCACAGGCAACGGATCAAAACACAATGGCAATAAGACTCTTACTGGAGTAGGCGATTACAACATCACCTATAACATTACAGGCAATAACAACACTCCAGCAGTAGAGCACCCAGTCCTTCCATTCGGCACAGTCACAGCAGACACTTATGTGGACTGGTCAGCAGATTTAGCAATTCAGCAAGCAGCTCTCATGATATCTGTCGAGATCTGGCAAGCGCGTACTGCAACCCTTTCAGGCAGTAACGCTGTCGATTTCCAGCCAAGCCCTTATCGAATGAGCGCACAGCTTCTCGCTAAGGTGCGAGGATTGATCGCACACGCTCTAAGCCCTAACTCAATGGTGGGCTGATGCCAGTTGCAGTCACTACCCTTCGCACCACATTAGCCACCGCTCTAGTCAATAACGCTAAGTGGCAGACCTTTGCATTTCCACCTGCAACAGTCCTTGCTAACTCTGTGATCGTGTCGCCAGATGATCCTTACTTAACGCCTAGCAACAATCAGCACATAACTATTAGCCCAATGGCTAATTTCAAGATCATTATGACTGTTCCTCTATTCGACAATGAAGGCAACCTTAACGGCATTGAAGATACAGTCTGTGGCGTGTTCGCTAAGCTCGCAGCATCATCTTTGACCTATAATGTAAGCGCAATAAGCGCACCAAGTATTCTCAATGCTGCAAGCGGTGAATTGCTCAGCTGCGAGATGTCCGTATCAATCCTAACGAGTTGGAGTTAAGCATGTCCGATTGGGAAAAAGAGAATGAAGCCTTTCTGATCAAGATCGGACAGGTTGTACCAACACCATCAAAGCCAGTAACTACGAAGAAGGACGAGGAATAATCTCATGGCTGTATTTCTAAATAACAATGTAGGTGTGAAGATTAACTCAGTCGATCTTTCAGACCATGTCACAGCAGTAACAATCAACCGCGTATTCGATGAGCTAGAAGTTACCGCAATGGGTGACTCATCACACAAGTTCGTTAAGGGTCTAGAGTCATCTACTGTGACAATCGACTTCCTCAACGACACAGCAACAGCCAATGTATTGGCAACACTACAGGCTGCATGGGGAACAACAGTAACTGCTGTATTCCTACAGACAAAGGGAACAGCAGTGTCAGCGACTAACCCTCTGTACACAGTCTCATTGCTAATCAATAACACAACAGACATCAATGGTGCTGTTGGCGATATTGGCACACAGAGCATTACATTTACTGCTAACTCAACAGTTGCAGTAGCCACAACAGGTACATTCTAAACAAACTATAAAGGGGCAAACTCATGGCAAAACTAAAGATAGTTCGTACAGATGGAAGCGTGTTAGAAGGCGAGATCACTCCAGCCGTGGAATACTCGTTCGAGCAATACGCTAAAAAGGGCTTCCACAAGGCGTTCCGCGATGAAGAAAAGCAGAGCGATGTCTACTGGTTAGCATGGGAAGTAACACGCAGATCAGGTGAGTCTGTTAAGCCTTTCGGGATTGACTTCATCGAGACACTCAAAAGTGTTGAGGTGCTTGACTCAGACCCTTTAGCTTAAAGCGCGATCTTCCGTTCACCTACCTAATTGCTAGGCTAAGCATTAGGTTAGGGATCGCGCCCCAGCAGTTATTAGATCTAGACAAGACAATGCTCGATGCACTTGTGCAAGGGCTTAAAGATGAAGCGAAAGAGGTGAGCGATGCAGGTAGAATTAAGAGGAAACGCTGACCTGCGTAAAGCTCTGCGCCGCTTTGCTCCAGATTTAGAAAAAGCCTTGAAGATGGAAATGAAGCGAGGACTTGCTCCAGTTGCTAAAGCAGCTAGGGGCTTCGTACCATCCCAGTCACCTTTAAGCGGTTGGGCTGGCCGATCTTTTAGCGAAGGTACATTTCCTATATTCAACGCTGCGACAATTAAGGCCAAAATTGGTTATAGCACAGCGGTATCAAAGCCAAACCGACAAGGCTTTACAACAATGGCTAGATTATTTAACGACTCACGCGCAGGCGCGATCTATGAGTCTGCTGGTCGTAATGGCCCACAAGGTCAGCCGTGGGTTGGCCCTAATGGCCCGGCAGGTAAAAAGTATTCTCACTCTCGCAACCCTAGAGCCGGTGAACAATTTATTGCTGCACTTCCACCGCTTACAGGCAGCCTCAAAGGTCGTGGTCGCTTAATCTTTAAGGCATGGTCACTTGATAAAGGCAGAGCCGAAGGCATAGTCAATAAGGCTATTACTACAGCTGAGCAAGAAATGCTGAAAAGGTCTAAGGCTGGATCACTAAGGAGAGCAGCGTGAACTATCAAGAAGTTATTAACATTGCCTCAAAGTTTGATGCTAAAGGATTTAAGCAAGCCGAAACAGCAACAGACAGACTTGGTAAAAATGTCAAAAATTTAGCCAAAACTTTCGGGCTTGCCTTTGGTAGCGCAAGTGTTATTGCTTACGGGAAAGCAGCAGTCCGAGCCGCAGCGGCAGATGAAAAAGCACAAAAACAATTAGCCTTAGCTCTAAAGAATGTCGGACTTGGTCGAGATGCAGCGGCATCAGAAGAATACATCCAACGCTTACAAAGCGAATTCGGTGTTGTTGATGACCTTCTTCGTCCGGCATATCAGACATTAGCAGTAGCAACGGGCGACACAGCAGAAGCCCAAAAGCTTCTTAATCTTTCTTTAGACATTTCTGCCTCAACTGGCAAGGATCTTTCCAGCGTAACAGCAGCATTGAGTCGTGCATATCTGGGTAACAATGCCGCTCTTTCTAGACTTGGTGTAGGTATCTCAAAGGCAGACCTTAAGGCTAAGTCTTTCGAGGAAATTACAAACCAATTACAAAGCACATTCGCAGGATCTGCAACAGCGGCAGCTAATACCTTTCAGGGTTCAATCGACAAGCTAGGTGTTGCAGCGGCTAATGTAAGCGAGATCATCGGCACAGGGTTGATTGATGCACTTACCAATCTTGGTGAAGATACAAGTGTCGCAGAATTAGCCACAAACATGGAAAAGACTGCTCTCTACATTGCAGATGTCATTCGTGGCGTGGGAGTCTTAGCGGGTAAGTTAAAGGATCTGCCTATCATTGGTGGCTTTGATGTTGGCATGATCCCAATTCTGGGAACATATTTAACGATCTTGCGTGAAGCAGGCAAGCAAGCCCCTGTCCAGAAATCCTCAGACAATGCACACTTAAAGGCTTTACAGAATAGTTTTACAATTACAAAGAAAACTGCTGCACAGAATAAGGCTCTTACTAAAGAGACTGCCACACAGTTAAAGAATAAAAGACTTCAGAATGCAATCGATAAAGCCAATCAAGCCATTCTCAAAGGCGAAGAAGTCTTTGACATGGACAAGATCCAGATTGCCGCAGCTCTTACTTCTCAGGCTGAGCAATTAGGCAAG